CTCGATCTCTGTTGATTCTTTGTCTTGCCGGGTTGTTAATTCCTTTTCGATCTTATCGGTTATCGCCTCGTAGGATTCAACCGCCTCAGCATAGCGCACCTGTGCGACTACCCGCGCTCTTTGGACGGATCTTGATTCAATGCCCTTCACCATCAAATAGCAGCCGGTATCTTCGCCATCCAGCAGCAATGGCATTTTTGTGCCTTTTTCGCTGATTGTTTTGGTAAAAAAGTCTTCTATTGAGTACGTTTTGGCTTTAGTTTTAGCTGTCATTTTGTTTGTCCGTTATTGTGTTGTCCGTTAGTGATGATGGCAGCGAGGCATAGACGGACGGCCATACCTCGCTTTTACTCGTTAGAGTGCCAAACTTTTAATAAGTCAGCTCCTGGATGATGATAGAACTCTGGGTAGAATCACCCGTTGCGGTGCCTGCCAGCGATTGAGTAACCGAATTCTCACCACCAATTTCTGGAGTCGACTCAGTCAAAAACACCTTTGGATAGCTAAACGACATCGCACCAGATGGCCCAGTCAAAACAATATCAATAGACGCCTGTGTTTCGTTCAAAAATCTATCATGTGATGTAAAATCAGCCATGAACGCAGACAACGAGATAGTGTTATTTGCTCGCCCAATTTCAACAAAACTAACCGCTTTATCTCCCAATTCAAACTGTGGTGATGCAGCGTTGTCATTTGTTATGGTCGCGCTTGTTACAAGCCCTTGAACAGCGCCATCAATCAACAGCTTCCCATCAACGCCGGAGAATACGCGCCCAACCGGTGCCGGGTTGAAAGTCGATCCAGCAGGAGGGGCATCAAGTGTCACTTGCTTGCGTCCGATGAGAGGAAAAGAACCGGTAACATTTGCATTTACAGCGACTTCAAAATTGAAGCCTGACATCTCAACGCCTGTTGTTAGCAGATACTTTGCAACAGTACCGCATCGACCTTGCAACCAAGTCAGCACCGACATTGTTTTACACTCTTTGCCGGTTTTGTACTTGTCTGCGACAGTGTAATCACTGGTCACTACTTCGTCAGTCAGGACAGCCGTAATGGCTCCGCCCGTCACTACCAATGCACTCACCGCCGTGACGATAAAGGCGCTTGCGTTGTTGCCAGACAAATCTTTAAACCTGGTCAGATCACCAATCACCACACCGTCAGCCACAAAATCCCCGGCTGTCCGGGTAAATGTTTTGGCAGAAGCTAAAACCGTTATCTCTACAGCCAACTCCGTAAACCCAGGCAGCGCCGTGGTTCGTAGCGCGTTTTCCAGGATTGGAGTATAAGCGCCGGGCGATAACTCAACAGAAAACTCACCGTTTACACTTTCGTTTCCTGTCCTGATATCGGTGATTTCACGAGAATCGTCAAGCTCTTCAGATTGCAGCGTGTCCTTTGTTAATGCTGGTATGCCGCTCGCGTATCTAAACGCGTTCCAAGCGGGTGTTACTGGTACTTCACCGGGTACTGTTTCAGGGATATACCATTGTGAGCTTGCAGCTCCTAACCACGGGTTAGCCATACAATTGCGCCTTTAGTTGATTGAGTTGTCACAGCCGCGCCGTGAATGTTGTCCAGTTAATGCTAAGTGATCTTGTTGCCCAGCCATTTTGCACTCTAAGCGGTGAAAGCTCAACTGAGGACACTTGCAGGCATATGTCCTTCCAGACCCATGTTGATCCAGTTTTAAACGTAGCGTTAAGCAAGTCAGCCATTTTGTTTATTGGTGCGCTGCCAAGCGTGGATGCGTAATTAATATCAATTTGATAAATGCCTGCCCTGAATTCGGTCACCGTCAAATCAGCTTGCTCAACCAATCCAGTCAGCATAAAACTCGATAGATATGGCGTGCCTGTGTCGGTCGGTGCGTCGATGTTTTCCAGCGCCGTTGCAATGTTATTGTCGATCCCGAATTGACGAAATGGAACGTTAAAAGCCTTGGTTATGTCAGTCCAAATACTCATCTAGGCAGGCTCCGTTTGGATTCAGCTTCAAGCAGGCTGTTAAAATTGGTAATGTTGATTCTAACCATTCCCTGTGGTGACTGTTTTGAATGGCCAAATTCAAGCCCTTCAATGTAGTCAAGGTTGTTCGTTAGCGTTAAAACCGTGTGGTTCTTCAAAGAGTCAATAATGGTTGCCATCTTAAACGCTGTGTTCTCTCCGTCTTTGCTCGTGTCAACGGCTTCTGTTGATCTCGAGGATGGCAATTGTCCCGTTGCAAACCAATTGGCGCGAGCCCTGCCTTTGTCAACAGGCGTGTCTTTGATGATTGCAGCGAATAGGCTTATCGCTGTCCCGCGCACTGCCTGCTCTGCGCCATCTTCAAAGGCGTCAGCGAACTTTTTAACGTCGAGAGAAAATGAATCTACCATCCGAGTATTTTGTTTCCGTAATTATCTTCTATCAAGAAACTTTTAGGGTACTTGTACGCCTCAACTAACACCCCGTTTTTAATTTCAGAAGGCTCGTCGCTGTAGAACTTTGCAGGATGTACTGTAAGCCTTTTTAGTATAGGGTTTGCCGAAACTACGCCCTGAACGATTTGGCCATCCACTTTGCAAATTGCTGTTTCACCGCCAGGATAAATTGACATCAACCGTTTACTGTCCCACTCGCAATCCTCACAATCAGCCAGGTCATGCAGCGATTCGACAAGTTCTTCAGGTAAATCTTTTTCATGCTTGAAAAGCAAGTCGACCAACGTTTTTACTTTGTCTAAGCCAGTAACATCAAATTTAAACGAGCCTTGCATTTTAGCCATCTTATTTCCTCAACTGCACAGCGTAGGCAATAGTTAAATCTTTGCCGGTGTATGCAAAGGGCGTATTAGCAACAATCGAATATTGTACGCCATCAATCAAAACTTTATCAGCCTGCGTCGGTTCAACGCCATTTGTTATCGTCAGCTTTATATCACCGGCCTGTATTGTCGTTCCATTTACCAGCGTTGCGCTGTACGGCACTGCCACGCCTGTCAGGTCAATTTCAACAGGATCAGGGAATACAGTTTCGCCCTCGATTTCATCCCAAACGCCAATGCCTTGCCGGATGAGCTTTATTTTACCGCCTGGCTCTCGTTCGTCAAACTCTGTCAGAAGCTCGGTTGCAACTTGCGCCATCTCATCAGCAAAACTCATTATGGTTGACCCAATCGTGAAGAGTTGAACAGTAGAGTGTTGATAGTTACGTTTGTCGCAATGTTTGAGTACATGTAAATTTCAACATCAATTGTAGGGTCAATTGATTGCTGTGAAATTGTGCGCGGTATGATTATGGATGCCTCAGCTGTATTGTTTGTCGTGAAATCAAACTTACTAAACAGCCCCGTTGCAAGCCCATCAACATAAACTTCAGAAAAAACAATGGCATTTGCACTTGAGGTCAGCGACATTTGGAAAGCAATTTCATAAAAACCGCTAAAAGGTGTACTTAACGGTGACGCGAAAGCCCTGTTTTGACCGTTTGTTCCTGCAGGCGTAGAGAAAATCATATTCTTTACGAATGCAGGCGAGTCGTAACCCTCAACTGGGATCGGTGTTGTTGTCAGCGGGATAGCCGCTCCTGTTGTTATAGTTGAAGCCTGTCCAACTGCGAACGGGTCCAAAACCTCCCTTGGCGATACTAAAACCACCCCATTTAATGCATCAGAAACTAAGCAGATTGCAGCCTCAGAAACGATTGACGGCGGATCCTCTGTGAATCCTCCTGGCGTCACATCAGACACATAGAGCCTAGCGCCTTCAGAAAACAGGCTCGTATCTAATCCACTAATAGTGCCAACTACAGTAACGTAACCAGTCTGCCCAATTGGTATGTCGTGTGTGCATACCCCGCCTACTCGTGCGTTGTCTACAGTATCAGCAAACGAGCACTTAACTGTCGGAACGCCGCTAACTGACCCGTTATCTGACGTAACTATAAAGCCATTTTCAAGCGTAACCGCTCCGCTGTTGAAAATCTTGATTAACACTTCTTGACCACAATTTACAATTGTGTCGGATTCGTCGTTGTAATAACTCAGTGCATTTTTCGATTCGTCATAAAATATCAGCCCACGATCATAAGGAGGCGATGGCGCGATGGGGTCAAGCTTCAAAACAGCAGCTATCAACAAGCCAGTCACAACCTGACCTGTTAGCTCATCAAGATTGGCGTCACTGTTAATCATCTGCTGTAACACTTCGCGCACTTTTGCGGGGGTTATTTCTTCAGCGATATTGTCAGGGAGATTTGTTGCTACGAGAGCAAGAAGCGTATTCTTATCCATCTTAAACCCTCACTGTTCGCGCTGAAAATAGCGAGCTGTTACACATCAATGGCCCTAAAGCGTCAACTGCCTCAGTTATCTGTGCAGACTTTCCGGTTTTCCCGTTATCGAAATAGGATACTTTCACGGCACCGGTTACCTCTTTTGATGCCACAGCCAAGCCGTCATCATTTGGCCTTACATTAATCGACTGACCGTATGACGCCGCGGCAATTACATTAGCGTTTTGAATTTCAATAGGGACTGAATCAGAAGGTATTTCTATTTGGTCTTGGCCAGCGCATTTAAAAGCGTTCTCGCGAGGCCATGCTAAAGATTGCGTATCTACCAGCCGCTCGCCGCTGAATGAGCTTTCAAACAGACCGACATAAACAGCGCCCTTCCTTAGTGCAACATCCGCGTCAGTGTCATCAACTGGCAGCGTGTAGCCGTAACTTAAGGCGTACGTTCTGGCCTCTGCTAATGATATATAAGAGTCTGCTGTTGCTAGACCTGTACCATCTTCAACTATAAGCATTGGCTGTTCCTAGTAAAAAAATAGGGCTGATTAGCCCCATCTTAGCATACTTTGATAATCAGTCTTTACAGGCTGGGGTTGGGCGTAGCTTTTTGCACAATTAATGCAGGCTGCGGTTTCTTTGCCATCCGTGCAAGCTTGTTGCAATGAAGTAATGAGGCTTGGGGTTTTTCAGCTTCAGACATATAAGTAAGCTCTAATTTGCCCATCTTTTCCTTCAGCTTTTTGATTTCGTCGCGAACTTTTTTGTTGTGATCATCAACTGATATTTCTTTGCTCATTTTGTGGCTCCAAAAAAACCCCCTTTCGAGGGCTTAATTTATCTATCTTTGCAATGAAACTGCTTTAGTTGGTTTGGAGGAATGCAATAGGTATTTGCTTCCTAGCCCAGGTTCTGTCCCAGTTAGCCGCAGTTGCCAGCTCTGCAAGAGTTGCAGATTGACCCGCTACCGACGCAGACAAGAAACTAAAGCCTAACGGATGAATAATGTCAGAACGTCTAGAGAAGATAGTATCCTGACCTCCACCGTCACCGGCTGCTGCGGTACGATCAATTTCAGAAGGCACAAGCACGCGGCCCTCACCTGATGTAACAGCACCTTCGCCAAAGATGATAGTAGTGTAGGTCACCCGGTTCGAGCCTGCCACTGCTGGCAATGAGTCATCAAGAACAATACGCTTACCGCCAAACGTGGTAAAAAGCGTGTTGTTGTCAGCATCACGGATAAACTCGATAAGCCCCTGTGTTCTCAGGTTGTGATAAGGCACCGAGTGCATAGCAATTACACCAAACATGCCTTGGTGATCGCCTGCCGTTTGCTCTGCAATGATAATAGCTTCTGCGCTGATCTGCTCTGCTGGATCAATAGGGCCAACGGTATCCAAAGCGATAGTATAAAGCATATCACTCGAATCAGCCGCAACGTTATTAGCAAGAATACCAATCGCCGATTGAATCAGTCGTCGTTCGTTTGTGGTTGCCCAGTATTTACCGATTCTGCCAGTAATGGCCCCGACTGGATCTTCTAAAGCAAGATCGCGAGCCAAATCCATAGTTGACCATGATTGGTTTTGACCTGCCAATCTCCATTTTGAATTGCTGCTGGTTACATTCAACGGCGTACTTGAAGAGCCTGCGTTGTCGGTTGAATAGTTGGGTTCATCTGTCCCAAGTGGCTTGAAGAAAGGAAGGTCGCCAATATTTCCGCCAGCGCTAGCTTGTGCGGATAAACGCGGATCAACAACCATGATGCCCGACGCCAAAAATGCGTTAAGCTCTTCCTGTTTTTCCTGCTCTCGACGTGCGAAAGTTAACGGATTGTAAACATCTGATAATTGTACAACAGCCATGATAAGCCCCTAATTATTTATTTAATAATGCTTGATATGCAACAGGGTCGCTATTTGCTAAAACGGCCTCCTCTGTTGCGGTCATTTCTTTCAGGGACTTAACCGAATTAAACCCGCTGCCGGAGCCAGCCGAGCCAGCTCCCGAACCTACTTCTGTTTTGATGTATTTGGAGAATTGCTTATCCGAGATAAGGGCTTGCTTCACATCATCAATGCTCTTTGTTGCGTCTTTTGGCGTTGCAACGCCGTCAACAACATTAATCGAATCTTTAAACTGTTTTTGCATGAACATCCGTCCCGCTGGATCATCAGCAAGAACATTTGAGAATTCATTTACAGCGCTTTCCATTACGCGAGCGCTTTCTGTTTCTTTGAACTCACGCTGCACTGTTTCCAGCTTCTGATCTCGCTCGGCAATAGCGTTTTTGTATTGCTCGACGGTGCCGTCTTTTTCTGCAAGCGCAACCTTGGCGTCTTCTTCTTGGGTTGAAAGCTTTAATGTCAGCTCCTCGTTTGATTCTTTCTGCGTTTTCTCGCGTGCAATAAGGTCTGAGTTTTTGGCCTTCAAGCCTGAAACGTCAGCATCATAATCTATTTTGATCTGAGCCAGCATTTCATCACTTAGCCCGTATTTTGTAAAATCCATGGTTCACCGTCCGTTATTTAAGTTAATTTTACTCTTTGCTTGCAAC